CTTCATCTGCCCAGTAGTTGTCGCGGTTTTCGCTCATAGCGATTCTCCCTTTGTAGTAGTATTCGCACACCTCAATGTCAGACGGGGATCTGGATTGGCTTGTACTCTCGGTCTTGTACGCCCCCTGGGGCCGATAGGTCCAGGTGGGGATTCTTTATAGGAGTCCTGAGACTCCAGGGCTTCTCAACGATGTAGTCGTTGTTCCTGATTGTCCTTGGAATGCTCTTAAGTTTTGTTCTGATAAACGCTTGCGTCGTTCAGATTCAGTTCCTAGAAATTCTTCTGAAAGTAGGCTTGTCTGAATGTTACTCTTAAGTTCTTCGTTTCTAGCCATAGTTCCACCAGCCTTCTCATAAATACCTGCGTACTTAGTAAGAGGTTCAATTATCTGTGAAATGTTTTCAAAACCAGTAGAAGCAAGTTGTGAAATTTGTGCTTCTGTGTAACCCTTAGCAGCAAGAGTTGCTGTAAGTTGTTTAAACCCAGCCAACTGAGCCTCTGATGCAACCACTCCAGCCTTTTCACGGCGAAGTGCTTCTGCTGTAAATACACCAGTCTGACGGTTAAGTTCTAACTGCTCTTTACCAATCTTCTCATCCATGTAGAAATCTATAAGATTTGCTGATGTTCCAATGAAGCCTTGCTTTTGAAGTGCTGCAACTTGGAAAGGATCTGCTTCTAATGCACGGATGGCATTTATGTTTGCACGCTCTGCAAGGTCTGCAACAGTTACATTGTTCTTGACATAACCCTTTAATGAGTCTGAACTAAGATACTTCTTGCTTAGGCCATAGGTATCTATAACACCCTTATATCCTTCAACTGCGCCGTATAGTTCACGTGCTGACTTAGGATTAACAAGTCCTTCATTAAGATATCCATACTCAGTATAGAACGGAGAGGTCATTGTTGTTCCATCACTAAAGGAATATTCTTTAGAATTTAAGAATACCTCAACTGCGTTATCATAGTCTAAGTTTTCTTGAACAAGTAATTTTTGTAGATATGTTGTAGATGAATCAATAAGAGTAGAACCGAATCCCAGACTCTTTAGTAAAGATTTCAAAACCGTAACGTTAGTAGTTCTTACATCTGGTGCAGCAGCAAAGATAGCCTCTGGGACTGCTGTTATGCTAGAAGTTGCTTCTTTTAATTCTGTCTGTGCCTGAGTAAGGGGCTCAAAGATATTGGTTTGAAATTGTTTTGCTAGATTAGTAAAGTTAGTTTTAAGGGATTCAATATTTGATGCAAAAGGTTTTGCTAAGGCTTTACTTTTAGATAGTGTATCAACATATTTTTGCGCAGCAGCAGAGAATCCAGTAGCGCTTGTAGCCTGTGGAGTTAGAGTTTCTATCTTTGCCTGGGCTGCTTGAGACTTTGCTAAAGCAGCAGCATTCTTTTGATTTGCTGCATCAATGGCACCTTGGTTAGTTACTACTTTTTTATCTACGGCCATTTGTTACCCCAACGCATTCTTAAGTGACTGAGCAATATTTATTGAATCATTAATTGCTGCAGATGTCTTGCCATAATCAGGAAGAGACTTTATAAACTTATTAAGTTCAAAATCATTAGGCATTCTGTATTTTCCATCTTCACCCTTAAAGTTAAGGATTTGCTTTCCAATGTCACTATCTGCTGTAATTTCTTTTTCAAGGGCAGTAGATAGTGTTGTTAGCACTGGAGATATATACTTAGAAGCATTTTCTCCTGGCTTGACAACAGAACTTAAACTATTGAAACGGGTAAGTGCACTATTTTGTATGTCAGAAGAATACTGATTAAATAGTTCTGTTTGAACCTTTTCATCTGCAGATCCGATTATTTGAGTAATCAAACCAGATACGGAAGAAAATTTAGGTGGGGTTGTATAGTTAGCCTTGTGTAATTCAACTACAGCATCATAGATGCTTTTCGCTGCACCACCAACATCACCTTCACTAAAATCCATTCCAGGATAGTTCTCTGCTAAGAAGGTAGAAAGAAATTGCTTTTGTTCTTCTGTAGTAAATCCTTCACCCTGTGATGTAGAAGTACCAGTGGTGGTTGTTTCGTACTGTAATTGACCGCTCTGATTTGTAGCAATCTTTGAAAATACTAGATTGCCAAACTTATCTTTCTTCTGCTGACCTGTTGCTTTGTCCATAACAGGCTTGCTCTTCTTGTCATAAACAGGAGCAAACTCTGTCTTTTGAGTTGTAGTTGTAGGTCTATTCTGACTGACAACATTTGCATTCCAACTGTTTTGGAACTTTGTATCAAGTTCTGCTGGAGGATATTCTCCAAATGCAGCAAAGTAAGCATCGCTGTAATACTGGCGAGCATCACCTAGATCTTTAAACTGTAGAGCAGTCTGAATCTGCTTGGTATATTTAGTAGTAGTGTCCTGTTGCTTAGGGCCTTTTGCCGCTAGTGTTGAGTTATAATCCTCAAGATAAGTTAAAGGATCTTTGCTAGAAGCATAGGCAAGAGCAATAACAGCGTCTAATCCTGCTGAATCTCCAGGACCAATCATTCCACCACCTATTGGTGTTTTAGCCTTAGAAAACTTACCACGGCGTAGCAGTGTCTGTAAGTAATCTAATTCAGTACCATCAAATCCTGCTGGTCCTGGCTTCATATTTAAACTACGATTAAGTTCCTGTAAAGCCTTTGCTTTTGCAACAGGATCAGTTGTTTGTAAATATGATAAATATGGATCTGTTGTTGCGTAAGGATCATTACCAATATTTACACCAGAACCCATTTGAGCAAACGCTGTGGTACGTCCCATTGCGCGTTCTGCCATGGCTCGTTCACGCTGTTGTTCTGCAGTTAAAGCCATTACTTGCTCTCCTTTAAGATTCCAGCGAATACTCCGTAGTACATACGAGAGAACTCAGGATTATCGGTCATTAATTGCTCACCAAGTGCAACAAGTTCGTTGCGCATCAGAGTAGGAACTCCACCCTTTGATGATAGTTCTGCATAGTTACTTACTTTAATTTTATTTAGTAAGTCTTTAAATTCTCTAAACTTTGGAAAGAAAGTACTTATTTGGTCATAGACTGGTGATGCTCTAAAGGCATCATCTTCTAATGCTCGTTCAACTGTTGCTATTTTCTCATCATTGACACCAGTAACAATGCTATCTGCTGGCTTAGCGCCACCAAATCCCTTGTTCAGCACTGCAATCTGCTCGTTGTACCATTGGTCTGTATAACGGCCAGCAATCTGCTTTTCGGCTATTTGGCTCTTGAGCATTGCATATACTAAGCCTTCTGCCTCTGCTGATATTTCAGCGGTAGACAAAGGACGACGAGATCCTGTCTTCTTCTGCCAGTTGTAATACTTAAGTGAGTATTCTCCACCTGGGAAGAACAATGGCATTACATCCCCTGGACCAACTGCATACTTATCAACAGCATCAGGGTTATTGTTCAAAAATGTCCATGCATCTTCTGTGCCACGTATGCCTGATGTGCTACCACTAACGGCAACCAATAGGTTTTCGATACCAAATGTATCTGCAAACTTAACAACAGCAGCATTGTAATCACCAGGATTTTTCTTTTGGATCTTATCCCAGTTATCATAAAGCATTGTCATTGTCATGAAGTTCATCTTGTTATTAGGATTCTTAATCTTAACAAGAATTTCATTCATTGGTGTTGATGGTGAGATGCTCTGGAATAGACCACCTAGGAAATTAATTGATCTGGATAGACTTTCTGCATCATTAAATAAACGATTACGTTCAGCATCGCTAGCAAGTGGATTATCTCCATACTTACCAGTAGATGCTAGGTAGGATGCCCAGTCTTTAACACCACGCTGAGTAGTTGCATCATTGCTAAAAAGTGCTGTTGTTGATTTCTTTAACCATGAAGGAAAGACTATATCGCCTAGTGTTTTAGGCTCACCAAATGGTGTTAAGATATCACGTAAAATATCATCAATAGGACCAAAAGCGTTTGTTCTTCCAGTTAATGAATATGCAGCAACCATTGCAGGTCCAAATCCTGGAACAAGTGGGCTTACAGCACCAAATGCAAGGTTAAGAGACTGTACTGGTGATTCTATTTGCAAAGCGTTGCGCATATCAATGTTACGACCAGCAAGAGCACCTAGGAAACTACCAGCAAGTGGCATCTTAAACTTTAGATCCTGTGAGTTTTCATCACGATATAAGAATCCCTGTTGGTCATCATATGTCATTCCAGAAACATCGTAAATTACGTTTGAACCCTCTTTAGTAAGAGAATCAAATGCTTTGCCAAACTTATATACTGGAAGTGGATTAGACCAAGTAAGTTCTGCCCATTTTCCAATGGTGTTATACTGTGCCTGTGCGAATGGTGCAACTAGGCGAGCAGCGTTAGCCCACTGCTTCTGCTTTGCAGCATCGTAGAATAAATTCTTAACATAGTTAGATGCATCTGATGCAGCCATTGAGTCAAGAGTCTTAAGTGTTGCTCCACCTTCGTGTACGTAATCAGGGTTATTAAGACGCTTCTTAAGAGTATTCTCAATGGTACGAAGTCCTGATGGTTTGCGACCAAGGATCTTACGACCAGCCACTGCATTAGGAGCAAGTGCCTTTTGAGCATTTCTTTGTAGGGTCTTTAACTCTGCAGTAGGTAGCATATCTGCATATCCTGCAATAAAGTCCCAATAAGCAGCATCGAACTCAGGACCAAAGTTAGCCTTGCTCTCAACACGTGCAGCCACATCAAAGAACCAGTCTGTAAATATTCTGGCTTGCTTAACCCCACCAGCACCCGTTACTGTCTCAATAACATTAGTTGCTCTTGAACCAGCCATCTGTTCTGGCTTAAATATTGAACCTACTTGCTTTGTAAAACCTTGTTCTGCAGCAAGTACTTGTTCAGTTGTTAGACCACTTTGGCGATAAGGTGTACGTAATTTTACAACTGCACCCTTGCTATTTGTAACAAGTGCTTCACCATTTTGGATTAAATCTAATACAATGTTTCTTTGTGCGCCTTGACCAGCAAGTAAGTTAAGTTGACCTGCATAACTGCTTGGCTGTGTCTCATCAAACAACCAAGTAATAATGTTATCTCGGTTCATGTTTGCCTTTACGACTCCACCACCAGTTTCTTTACCTGGGTTAAGTAGTAGAATCTCTCGCATACCATCGTTATCTTCAAAGATTGCAGATGCAAACTCGCGTAGTTTATTATTTGGCTCATCAAAAGTATTGATTAAATTATCAACATACTCTGCTTTAGCCTCAGGAGTTGCACCTTTTCTTACAATAGATATAACATCTGGCATGAACTTATCTGCCGAGAACTGATTAACAGTATAAGCCAATGCTGTTAGATAATCAGGATTACCTGCTTCAACAACTTCGTATGCTTTAAATACACTTAATTCACGTCCTGCTTTACCATAGTCTGCAGTAGATGATCCACGGTTAGTTATTGCTTGACGTGCAATTACTGACTTTGAGAACTCTATTTCTGCATCTGTTGACTTCATTAGATCGCCAAGTGCGTTTACGCTATACTTAGAACGACCTACAAGAGACTTCTGGAAAGCATTACCCTCTGGATTTGCAATCATCATTGAGATAAATGCCATTGGGCTATTGAATAGGCTGTTATGTCCTGAGAAGAATTGACGCATCTGCATTTCTGCAACGTTGCGCAATATGTAAGATACACGACCAACCAACTGTGCTGTACGCCATAAGTCACCAGCCTCTTCAAGAAGAACTCTGGTTGCTTTAGCCCCACCGTAAAGTGGAATATTAGTTTTATATCCAACTACTGCTTTGTTTAAAGCACGTGTATCTGGAAGGTTGATAACATCTTTAACTAACTGTGCTTCAAGGATGCCCTTTTCAAGGCGAACAGATTTACCACCAGCAACTATAAGTCCAGCACCCTTGTTGCCCACTATGTTGTCTAATGAATAACTCTTTATAAGTGCTTCATCTTTGCTATTAATTGTAGCAAGTTTTTTAAGTTCAAGAATCTTATCTTCTTGTAATCCTAAGGTTGTTCCAATTTCTTTAAGTATATCACCGATACCATTGGATACAGCAGCAGCGCGCTCAGCGTTTGTGTTGGCAGCGAAGATGGCGCGTTGTGTATTAGCAATAATTGTTTCTTGAGAACCCTTTGGAAGTATACGGCTTAAGCCAGCAGAACTAATCCAGTCCTCTATGCCGTTGTTAAGTCCAGTTAAATCGTTTAGATTTAGTGCTGTTGATCGGATATAGAAGCGTCCGAGAGATTTGTTGATATTCTCTGCATATTTAATGGCATTCATATTAACGCCAGGAATCATACGAGCAACAGGATTAGTGGCAATCTTTGCCCCTGTAGATAGCCCTTGCTTTATTGCAAGAGGATCTGCACCTGGAGTAAATTGATTAAGGAATGCTTTGAATACTTCATCCTTATCAGTTGCCTGAGTAAGTTCATTAATTAAGTTATCATCTAACTTGCGGCCAAATAAACGTCTTAAACGAACTGGATCAGTCTCTTTTGCGATTAACTCAGCAATAGGTTCAAACTGACGACCAAGCAAGAACTTCAATGGCTTAGAAAAATCAGTACCAATGTCACCCATAAAGTTATCAGTTATACCAATTTGAGCGCGTACTGATTCTTTAAATACGTTGTTATTAGCAATGTCAAGTTCAAGTTCAAGAAGTTTCTTGATACCAACATTGTTAGGATCTTGAATAAGTTCTTTAAGAATTTCTGGGTCTTGGTTTGCTTTTTCTTGAACCAGTCTAAACCAGTTTTCTTTATCCTCTAAATCAATTTGCTTGTTAACAAGATCATCTAATTCGCTCTGTCGTGCAGCAAGAGCAGTTTTAGAATCAGCAATTGACTCCATTAACTTAACCATATTTGGGCCTAGGTCAGTTGGATCAAGAACCTCTGCTGCTGCGTTACCAATCTCAGCACGTGTGGCTGCGATACGCTCACTCTTAGTGATTACAACTCCACCAGTCTCACCGTAGATAGAACGGACGTTTGTAAAACCGTCAACTTTCCATATCTTTTGGACTAGATCAGAAATTTTGCTCATTACGATAGGGTTACTCATGGCAGCAACTTCACCAATAAGAGTTCCTAGGCTTTTACCAGCAACTAATTCGTCGCCTACCCCAAATAGTGAACCAACAAAACCATCTAGGTTTGCTGCTTCTTCACGTAATAAAGTAGATAGTTCATTATATACTCTAAACTCAGGTTCATTTGCATTCTTGCCTAGTTTATCTAGTTCATCTGCAAACTTTCCACGGAGAGTGCTCTCATTAACGCGGATGTTGTCTGATGCATTGACAAATGTGTCTGCCATATCAAGAAGATTTAACTTTTTAGTAGAGTTAGCGGTTACTGCATACTCATCTAATCCATGCGCTCCAGCGCTTACTACTCCATACTGAGGAACTTCATCAAGTATGATGTGACCATCAAAGAATCCACCAGTATTCTTCATGTCTGCACCGAGACGGTTAACTGCTTGGCTTAATTCACCTGTTTGAGTCTTAGGATTATTAAGAAACCAGTCAGCAATTGATCTAGGTGTTAAAGTTGACTGAACTACATCATCTGCAGCCTCAAGAGCAAAGTATTTTTTCTCAGAGTTAAGTAATGTCTCAATAGTTTTAATTTGAGGATCAATGACTTTTTTCTGCTCAGCAAGAATATCTCGTTGTTTTTTATTAACATCAGCCTTTATGCGCTTATACTGGCTAGAAATTTTCTTAGTCTGTTTATCAACTAGGATCTGTCCAGTTTTTTCAAGTTCGTCAATGCTTTCTTTTGCCGCTGCATCGAAGCCAGACTTTGTTACACTGGCAAGTTCATTGCTAAATTCAGTAACTTTCTTACCTTGAGATACAATCTTAGTTACTGCGCCAGGTCCAAACCAGGTTGATGGGTCAGCAGCAACGTTAAGCGTTGCATCAAGGATACCGCTCATTACATTATAGGCATTACTTTCAGGATTCATTCCCACGCCATTGAATATTCCACGACCTATAGTGTATGATTTGCCATTAACAAGACCATACTCAGCCATTGAACGAGCCTGTGCTTTGCCAACCTTGCTTTGAGGTGTAATGAAGAAACCTTCACCTTGTCCTTTAAGACCACCAGTAAGAGATATTCCCCCACGACTTGCTTGTCCAAGTAAAGTAGTATCACTTGTTGGTAAAAGACCACTTATGATCTCACCTGCGCTAATATCTTCACCACGACTTAATGCTGTAATATTACGTGCTGTTGTTGTAATAGCATCATATGGTGATCGCAAAGCAGCAAAAGTTAAACGAGTAGCACCTTTAAACGGGTCATAAATAAGTTCATCAAATGCATTTTGTACAGTACCAAGAATACCGCGTTTAGGTTCAACCTTTTTCTTGATTTTATCAACAGTAAAAGCATCAGTCTTAAGAGATGCTAAACCATCCATTGTTGTAATTCTATCAAGACCAGGAGTGTTAACATTATAACCCTGGCGAACCATTGATATAACTAAATCTTTTGACATTCCAGGGTACTTGTTTGAGATAGCAGTAAAGTTACCAAAAGTTTCTGGAGTTATGTTACCCATCTGCGCATCAATAAGACGCTGTGCAGGAGACTGACGGGTTGCAATAGATTTAGCAATAACAGATTCAATACCTGCCATTACTCTGCTTCCATCTCGTTATATGCTTCTACCATCATCATTAACTGACGAGAATCAGGGTTTGCTGCCGCTAAAGCACGAACAAAGATAGAATCAGGATTTGGTGTACTTACAGGAATTGGTTGTGCACTAGCATCACGGCCAGGTCCAGTTTTTCCACCATCAGATAATGGATTAACATCTCCTGTACCAGGAGCAAATGCATTTACAGTAGGTGTTGACGCAATAGTTCCTACAGGCATGCCAGAAGGTGTAGGAGTATTTACAGTTGTAGATGCTGCGTCAGCAAGACTGGTTAAATTTGAACGACTCTCATAAGGTCCACCAACTGCATTTTCAATCTTGGCTTCTCTTTGAATCTTTGATACACGAGATGATACGTTATTGTCTGTACGTTTTGCATCGGCGCCTACGCCTGAGACTACTTCATTAACAGCCATTAGTCTTCATCCTCGTCTAAGTAATTTGAAATTTGTGATTCGCTTGGTAGTTTAAAACTTACCCAATCAGGATATGATTGCTTATCTACAATAAGTCCCATAGCAACATCTGATTTAAAGCCTGCTCTTAAAAGCGCATTGTAATATTCATTTAGCCAGATGCAATAAACTTCTAAACGGTTGTATTCATTTGATTCAACTGTTTGAACTTTTTTAGGGGAAGGCTTTCTACGTTGAGTAGCCACTTTATCCCCCTAGTCCTGCTAACATTGTTGCTAAATCTGCTGGTGCTCCTTGTTGAGGGGCCCCGCCAGAAGGTTGTCCAGGAACTGCTGGGGACGGGGGCGCTTGTTCAACTGGGCCTTGTGCGCCTGGCGGAGCCATTTCTGGCTGTGCTGGTTGTTCAGGTGTTTCCACCTTAAACACTGCCAACGCAGCAGACTCGATACTATCCCCTTTACGACGACGCTCAATGACGTCAGCAATATTCTGGATAAGTTTAGATGGGTCTTGACCTTGAGCAACCATGGCTGGCACTGCTTGTGCGCTTGCTGTAATTGCTGCGGTAAGGTTCTCTCGCATCTTTTCGATTTCAATTCGTTGTTCTTCCATTGTGACATTAACAGCCCAAGGCAACTCACGACGAATGAAATCTTTTGATACTAGGTCTGCACCTAGTGCTTGTAGTGAGAAAATCAGAGCACGCGAAGGATCTAATCCAGCCATCAAGCCATATCGGACTTCTACCGAAGTATCGCCCTTAATGTCCTTGCTTGGCAAGTACTTTAACTCGTACGGTGTGCCTTGCGCTACGCCTCTGACGCTCTTCTTAACATTGAAAAGGAGTTCATCCATTTCAAAACACAACTTGATAACATCTTCTAGAACCTCAGCAATAACTGTTTGACCAGCCTTGATCTGAGAATCGAATGCACCAAGTAATGCCTGGACACCTTGACCAGTGATAACACTAGCGTCAATGTTTCCAGTTCTACCCTCAGGATATCGAGCACCAAGTCTTAGTTCTGATTGGAGTGCTGATTGCTCCTGGAAAGTAGCAGCGGGAATGTCCAAACGGACACGCCCAACGCCATTAGGTTGGCTTGTACGAATGATTGCATCTGGGCCCATAGGCATATCCAGAACATCATCAGGTACTACCAACGGAGCCTGGATGGACTTTTCAGCCGCTTCCATGGCTAGGTTTGCAAAACGTGCACGAGCAAGTTGTACGAATACAACATCGTCAAACTGTCCTCGTGGCTGACCATCAATAGATGGACGCTCTGCAATGAGAACTGTCATCTTACCCATTGGGTTCTTTGCTTGACTTAAAACTAAATTCTTGCGTGAAGGAACATACAAGATAATATTCTTTTTATCCATGTAGCGGATAATCTCAACCTCTTGATTAAGGTTCTGATCATATCCAAATACACCTAGTATGACATTTGCATACTCAGGGAACTCATTTGATAGTTCACCGATTGACTTTGTATAACGCTTAGCATAGGCTATAACGCGTCCAAAACGATCACGCTCATAGTAAGCACCAGTAGGATCTTCCACGCGGATACGTGGCATTTCGTTTTCCCAGTCTGGCTCAACGTGGATTGGCAAGAATCCATATGAGAAGTACTGGTCTGAGCCTGGGTACATTTGAGTCTGTAGACGAGATGTGTAGACATAGTTGTTTGCAATCATGCTTCGCTTGTCAGCAAAAGCACGTGCTCCATCTGATGTTACATTTGTAGTAGAACAGTTAATTGATGGCAGTGGAGCAAGTACTTCTGCTAGGTCGCGTGCTGCGACGTCAATGAAGTTTGCAACCATTGCGTGTGGCAAGTCGGCAGGGAACATATCAGGAAAGACGTTTGCCATCTCACCTTTACGCACCATAAGAATTTTAGCCATGCTGTTATCGCGGTCTGCAGCGCGATGCTTCATGGCATCTACACGCTGTGCGATAGCCTTAATATCTGCCATTTTATTCCTGTTCGCCTAATTCGTAATCATTAAGATTAACTATGTATCGAGTATTCATTTGTCTTTCAGTTGCCCACTTATTAGGCAAGTGGCTCTGACCCATACGGGTAGTGCCAATGACTTCACGTGCTCTTAGTTCACAGAACCACAAAGCCATCACGCAGTCTGTCTTGCCTTTAGTGTCAGGCTTCCAAGTGATTAACTGTTGGATCAAAGCCTTTATACCTTCGGAGCCATCCTGAGATGGCATCTCGATTAAGTTATCATTTTGATGTGCATTACCGCGCATGGTCCCAAAGAGACCAGACATAGCGGCTACACCAAAACTTGTATCCCACTTGTTCCTACCAGTAAACTGACTAGAGAACTTTACACCAGCAGATGCTAGGAATGATCTCAGTACATCATCTAAAGCGTATGCTTTCTGATGAGCGTTAGTTTCAATACGTAGTTCTTGTGGACGATACTTTTCAACCCAGTCCTCAATAAGATTCTGGATCTTTT